CTTACAAGCCATCATGGAATCAATCAAAGAGAAGACGCAAGCCATTAATCGAATGTCTCACATGGGCGCTGTGCGTGGTAGTGAAGCACTGACTATGTCTGGTGTCGCTTTGCAAAGTGAGTTTCAACTACTTAATGCCAAGCTATCTGAGAAAGCTGATTTGCTTGAGTTAGCAGAAGAGCAGATATGGGATTTATTCTGTATGTGGCAGCAGGTGGTTAATGACATTGAAATTGACTATCCAAATAGCTTTGACTTGCGCGACTATGCAACTGAGTTGACTTTCTTACAACAAGCTAGGGCTAGCGGAGTATCAAGTAAGACGTTCATCAATGGCGTTGATAAGGCAATATGCGAGCTTGTGTTGGCTGATGAAGATTTGGTGATGGCTACTAAAGAGATAGAGTCAAACAGTAAGCAGTTAGGTCAGTTTGTAACTGATGCGGCTGTTGTGTAATGACGCCAGCCCAGCATAGCCAGAATATAGACAGGCTAGAAGCGTTACATGATGAGTTGATCAGCAATGCTTTGTTTGACCTTGAAGAAAAGGCTGCTGAGATTATCGTTAACCTACCTGCTAAAAACGGTAAGCTATACGATATTAAAGCCGCTGTATTTGCTAGGCAAGAACTACAACAGTCTATTATTGATTCATTCTTAACCACAGCGGACGAGGTTGTCCGAAGTTACGACCAAGCAACGGCAACATTAATTGGATTGTATCAGGATGTATTGGAAGATGGTGTGTTACCAACCACCCAGTTAGATGCAATCAATCAGCTAAAGCAGTTAGCCTTTAGTGGATTCGAGGATGTAGCAAGCACTCACTTAGAAGTTATGGCCCGTGAAGTCTATCAAAGCACTCTTACAGGACGTTCAATCAACGAGAGCATTAAATCTATACGCCATGCTATTAACGGCGTTTACATCAAATCAAACGATGATGAAGCACAAACATTGGTGGCTTTTGTTGAAGAATTTAGAAATGACGTAACCAAGAAAGCAGCCGTTGATAAGGCTATAGATAAGCTCCATACTATCTATGCCCGTGATAAGGTTGGTAACAATCTAAGGCGTTACGCTACATCATACGCACATGACTCGCTAATGCAGTTTAGTGCTTCAGCTAATGTGAGTATAGGTAATGAGTTAGGCATTGATAAGTGGGAATATTATGGCGACAGCATATTGGATACGCGTGATTGGTGCAGAAAACATGCTGGTAAAATAATGACCACTCAAGAAATTAGAGATGAGTGGGCGACCAATGATTGGCAGGGCAAAGCAGCAGGCGACCCATTCATTGTCAGGGGTGGCTATAATTGCAGGCATAGTTGGGTGGCAGTAGTCGATTAATAACTGATGTAACCATCGTGCCATCAGATAATTTTATGTTAATAAGTGACGGGGAATATTATGACCGAAGAAATAGCAGCAGAAGCAGTAGTAGAAGCAGGACTTAGCCAAGCGGATGTTGACAAGATTGTTGCAGAGCGTTTGGGTCGTGAACGCAAGAAGTATGACAAGAAATACGAGGGTGTTGACCTTGAAGCCTATGGAAAGTGGCAGCAAGATCAGGAGGCCAGCGAGCTTGAACGACAAAAGCAAGCAGGTGATTTTGATGCAGCTATGAAGAAGATGGCTGATACAAAAGATGCTGAAATTAAGCGTTTACGTGGTCAAGTTACAACTACTGCTGTAGATGGCGAGCTGTTGCGTGCAGCAAGCTCTCTGCAAGCCGTTCAGCCTTCACAAGTGTCTAGCTTGCTCAGAAACAACATACGTCTCTCAGAAGAAGGTAAAGCGGAGGTGCTTGACGATACTGGAGCGATTCGGTATAGTGATGATGGTTCGCCATTAACTGTATCTTCATTGGTTAATGAGTTCCTTACTACTAACCCGCATTTTGTCAAAGCCTCACAAGGTGGAGCAGGCAGCGCAGGAAACGTAGGTGGCAATACACTGAAGCCTAAATCAGTGGGTGAAATGAATGCTGCGGAATATTCCGATTATCGTAGCAAGATTGGTCGAGGTCGTGTGACTGGAGGCTATATCAAACCCAATTAAGGCAAGGTGTATCCATAATGGTCACTTTGCATAAATAAAATTATTGTAAGGTGGCCCAAAATGGCAGCATCAACTACTACTACACTAGACGATCTGTTTAGTAATATCATTAAAGAAGCGATCTTCGTTTCTCAAGAAACTTCACTTGTTCGTAACTTAGTTACTACCTACGACATTTCTGGCGAGTCTGGAAAAGTTGTTCAAGTACCTGTATATGCCGAAGCAGCAGCAGCCGCTTTGACTGAAGGTACTGATATGTCTTCTACTGCAATCTCTACTACTAGCAAAACAATCACCGTTTCAGAAGCTGGCGTACAAGCCTTGCTAACTGATATGGCTGCTAATTCTGCTATGGGTGATGTCGCTGGTGATTTAGGTCGTATCTTAGGCGAATCAGTAGCCAAGAAAATGGACCAAGATTTGATTGGTTTGTTTGCTGGATTTTCAGCAGGCCAAGGCACAGCAGCACAAGAAATCACAGTTGCTGATATTTTCAAAGCAGCCGCTGTATTACGTGCTAATAACGCGGGCGGTACTCCATCCGCTGTTATCCATCCTTATCAGGCATATCAGCTTAAATCTAACCTAACTAACGCTTTCGCTAACCCGAATGGCGGCGACATGCAGAACGAAGCAATGCGCAGTGGTTACGTCGGGACTATCGCTGGCGTTAACATCTACGAATCTGCAAATATTGTTATTGATGGTTCTGGTGATGCAATCGGTGCATTGTTTACTCCTCAAGCTCTTGGCCTAGCCATTAAGTGGGATATCAATATCGAGCCTCAGCGTGACGCCTCAGTACGTGGATGGGAGCTTAACGCTACTGCATGTTATGGTGTTGGCGAATTGGTTGATAAATACGGCCAAAGCCTAACCTTTGATGCTGCTCTTTAAGGAGTAGTAATCATGGCCATGAGCGTTGATACCGATTTAACCGAAATCCAGCCCGATATACTGAGCTTGGGTATTCTGTCTTTTTCTTCAGAACACCCTAAAGCTAAGGCTGATATTGAACGTAGGTTGAGACGCGAATGGTGGCCCAATAAGGGAATATCGGGCGACCCTGATATGTCCCTTATCACTGAATCTCAATTCACTAAAGCAGCCGCTTATTTGGTTCTATGGAAGTACGCCTTGCCACAGTTGGCAACGTGGGCAACCGAAGATCGTTTTTCGGCCATGTTAGCTTTTTATAAAGGCTTATATGAAGATGAAATTCAGGACATATTCTTAGATGGTGTTGAATACGATGCTGATGAAGATTCAGTTATCAGCTTAAACGAAAAAGCACCAGTGTATTTTGGTCGGTTGCAGCGTTAATGCAAATAAAGACCACCATTGATATGCGTGGCGTTTTATCCGCGATTAAGAAAGCTCAGGCAACCCCGCAAGATAAGAAACGGGCATTGTCTAAAGCTGCTTTGGTTCAGGTTCGAGCCATTAAGACTCGTACAGCGGATGGTAAGGGTTTAATTGGTAGTTTTAAAGCTTATTCAAAGGATTACTTTGATATTAAGGTTAAGCGCAAAGGTGCATTTCCTAAAGTTAATTTGTTTTTCTCTGGCAGAATGTTAGGTGATTTAAACCTAGTTAAGGCAACAAGTAATTATGCTTTGATATCGTTTAGAAGCCAAGCTGAGAGAAAGAAAGCTCAAGCTAACCAGCGCACTAGACCATTCATGGGCATTAAACCCGATGAGCAGCGAGACATAATGCGAATATTTAAGCGGGAACTATTCAAATGAGTATAAGGGAAGATATAGCAGCCAACATCGTTGCAGCGTTAACGAGTATGAATGCCCCCATCACTCTAAAGAAGGTTACACGCGACCCTTTCGATTATGAGCGTTTATCTAATGCGCAGTTCCCAGCAGCTTGGGTTCAGTCAGGCGAAGAAACCCGCGAAGATATATCAGCAGGTGTATCAATCAGGCGTATGGGTTCTATTACTTATCGTATTATTGGTTTTGTTAAAGGTTCTGGTTTAGATGCCTTGCGCAATGAGATGATCGAAGCTATAGAAGAAGCGTTAGATGCAGACCGTAATAGAGGCGGTAGTGCATTAAATACTCAGGTTACTAGCGTAGGTACAGATGAAGGGGCGCTTGAACCAATTGGTGGAATCACTATGGATGTAGTGGTTAGCTATGTGTACAACAAAGGGGCAACCTAATGAAAATGTATAAAGGTAAAGAGTCTGTGAATGTTCATACCTCACAAACTCAAACCATGTTAAACCGTGGATGGAGCAAATTCGCTCCAACCGCAAAACCAAAGAAAGTAAAACCCAAGGAGGCCGATCATGGCTAACCACAGCGGCTCGGAAGGGCTAGTAAAAATCGGCGCCACCACAGTAGGTGAATTGCGTTCTTATTCAATTTCAGAAACAGCAGGTACGATTGAAGACACCACTTTGGGTGATTCAGCCAAAACCTACAAAGCAGGGCAAACCACTTGGTCTGGCTCTTGTGATGCGTTTTGGGATGAAGCTGACACGGGCCAAGCTGCTATTACAGCGGGCGCAAGTGTTACATTAAACTTATACCCAGCAACCGACACAAGCGGCGCAACCTATGCGAGTGGTTCTGCTTTAGTAACAGAAATCAGCACCAGTTCAAGCATTGATGGAATGGTTGAGGTTAGCTTCAGCTTCCAAGGTTCTGGCGTACTTACATGGGCAACCGTGTAGCATAGTTTCATTGGCTAGGGTAAAACCGAATCGTCTCTCCCCGTGGCTTGCCAATGGATTTTAACGGGGGATTTAATAACGGGGAATTATTATGAGTGCAATTTTAGAAGCAGCAAAAGTACAGTTTAGAGAACGGATGAGCGGTAAGTTACAAAGTTCTGAAGTACCTGAGTGGGTTGTGAATGGTGAAGCAACTATCATTTATTATAAACCATCAATGAATTTCAAAGATCAGGGCGAAGTATTAAAGCTACACTCTGACAACAAACAAGCCGAAGCAGTCGCAATGACCTTTATTTTGAGGGCAATGGACGAAAACGGAACCAAACTATTTAAACGGGCTAACCTAACTGAGTTAATGCGAAGCGTTGACCCAGAGATAATTAGTCGTGTTGTATCTGAAATGGGCGGTGATGATGCCGACATGGACGAAGCAACAAAAAACTAAAACAAGATCATGATCTACGCTTTGCCATGATTTTGGCAGAACACCTTCATAAAACACTTGAAGAGATTATGATCTTATCCACTGATGAAATCATTTTGTGGGCCGCTTACTTGGAGTTGAAAAACAATGGCAAATGAAAACGTAAATATAGTCATTAAGGCGGTCGATAAGACAAAGAAATCATTTAGGGCGGTTACTGTTGGCTTAAACGCTATCAAGAAAGCCGTCTTTTCAATGCAAACAGCACTCATTGCCTTGGGTGTGGCTGGTTTTGGTTTTCTAGTTAAGAAATCCCTTGACGCTACAGACGCACTTGGCAAGATGGCTGACAAGATTGGTATTGGTACGGCCCAGTTAGGCGGCCTACGATACGCGGCAGAACTCACAGGCGTGGCTACTAACGTTCTTGATATGGGCCTACAGCGAATGGTTAGGCGCGTGTCAGAAGCAGCCGCAGGAACTGGCGCAGCTAAGAATGCCTTAATCGAATTAGGACTAAGCGCAGAGGCACTAAACGACCTATCACCAGATGAACAGTTCCGAGCTATCGCAGACGCAATGGAAGGCGTTGCAGGTCAAGGCGAAAAGGTTCGCTTGGCTATGAGCTTATTTGACACAGAAGGTGTTGCATTAGTTAATACTCTAAAGGGTGGCAGTGCCGCTTTGAAGGCAATGGAGCAAGAAGCTGAGCGTTTAGGTTTAAGGCTTAGTGGTAATTTAGTCAAAGGCGTTGAGAAAGCAAACGACGCAATGACTAAGTTAGGCAACTATGTAACAAATGTATTTCATAGGGCTGTTGCCGAGTTATCGCCTTTAATTGAGACAATTACAAACAGCCTAATGGCTTGGTTCCAGCTTAAAGTTGATAAAGCGGGCGGCCCTGCTTTGTTGGCAATCCAAATCTCAGAATCGGTTCTTCTTGCTTCAGAACAAATATTAACTAGCTTTCGTGACGTTCTTGAAGGTTCGTATAATTTTGCTAACGGGGTAATAAAATTATTCAACAAGCTAACAAAAGCCCTCGGTGGTGAAGAACAAATAGAGCTTATTGCATTTAACGCAGATGGTATTGATTCTGCTATTTTTAAAATAGGCAATCTTGTTGACCACCTTGGGGAAAGCAAGAAAGCTGCTCAAGCGGCTAAAGACGCACTTAACTCCATTAAAATTGGTGATACTACAGTAAGCGCAGCAAGTGGCACAGTTGGCACAATACCCGCAATTGAGGGAACAAAAGAAGCATCGCTAGACCTTGGAAAATTCGACCCTGCATTATTTGAGACAGAAACAGAAGCTATAATACGCGCACAACAAGAACGCCAGCTAGAAATAGCATTAATGGTTGAAACTGGTGATATTGGCGAAGTAAGGGCAGCCAGCCTACGAATTCAGGCCAAAAATACCGAGCAAGACGCACTCACTGAGTTAGTCAAGAAGGGCGAGTATGATCGCAAAACTATAGAGAAGATGTCAGCAACTGCGCGTAATAAGATAGCTATGGACTCAGGCAAAGAAGCAATGAGTACTTTAGGCAAGCAATATAAGTGGGCCTTTGATCTAAACAAGACCTTTGCCATTAAAGACGCATTAATTAACACTTTTAACGCAGTAGCAAAGGCATTAAATAACCCATTCCCTATGAATATTGGGCTAGGTGCTATGGCTCTTGCAGGCGGTATGGCTCAAGTCCAAGCAATACGCTCAACAAGCTTCCGTGAAAAGGGTGGCCCTATATCGTCTGGCAATCCATACATTGTAGGCGAACGTGGCCCAGAGTTGATCGTTCCAAGCCAAGCAGCTAACGTGATACCTAATGACCAGTTGGGTGGTAATAACGTCACTATTAACGTAACTACAAACGATGCAAACGGTTTTGATGATCTATTAACCCGCAGTCGTGGTACACTATTGGGATTAATGAACCAAGCGTTGAATGAAAACGGAAGGCCAGCACTTGTATGAGTTACCCAACATCCCCAGCATTTAATGCAATAAACTTAAGTTCCAATAACC